CGATCGTCGAGCCGTTCACCAGCTCGATCTTCAGGTCGGTCTCGTTCTTGCTCTTGATCCAGGCCCTCGGGACGAGCTTTTTCATCACCTTCCAGGCGATGTCCTTCGCCATCCGGTATGTAGGGGCTGCGTAAAAGAATGTTTCGCCCGGCCGCTCGATCGCCCCACGCAGCAATTCGATACACGACAGATAGCTCTTGCCGAAGCGGCGGCCAGCTACCAATACCCTAAAGCGTTTGCGATTTGTGAAGACTTCGCCCTGTGCCCACCGGAGACTCAGATCGGGCGTTCCAGACATTGGGTGCTGTTATTTCGGACGGGTACCTTGCAGTGTAGTAGAGGAAATCGAACCCCTCCCCCTTGGGGGTGTGTAACAGTAAGAAGAATTGCGAATGTATCAGTAGGTTCCCCAAGCGGCTTGGTACCGCCACAGAATCCCGAACCTTCCCCCGTGTGACCGGGGGGTGGTTCACTTGTACTAGCCTCCGGGCTCAGTCAGCTGGGAGCGTGGCGCCAAGGCCCAGGCCACCGACCAGGCAGACGGCGGCAAGCGGTAGGTTGGCGGTACTGGTGGCAGCGGCGAGCAGTAGGAGCGCGCCAGTCAATCGAAGGGTTGCCATTAGTCAAGCCTCCGGGTAGACGTGGACGAACTGCACCGATCCGTCGGTGCCGTAGGCGCGGAGCGCGGCAACGTAGGCTTTGCGGGCTTCGTGCCAGTTGCGGAACACGTCGCAGTGGTGGTAACCCTTGGACGTGACGAAGTGGACGCGGTAGCGGATCATTGGTCTGGGCGGGGCGGCATTGGGCCAGCCGTTCCCCCTTGCTCTGTATTCTTGCACATCTGGCAGCCAGGGCAAGGTTTGTTACACATTAGCGTTTCTTATGGCTGCCGGCGATCCTCGACCGTGATCTGCAGCTGTGGCGCTGCAGCTGATGCAGCTTCCGGCGAGACCTCACCGACCACCGCGCCAAGGTCGCGTAGTAGTAGTTGAGCCGTGCCGAACTGCTTAGCGCGGATGGCTCCCTCAATACAGCGGAGCCTCATCTGCTGGATCCGTGACACCGTTTTGTGGCGCTGCTCAGCCCAGTCGGACTCGTTCCAGCTTTGGATGACTGAATAGTCGCGCCAAGCTGTACTTAAGCTCACACCTTCACGTGTGGCGTGATCGTACACCAAAGCGCGGGGACTGCTGCCGCTGAGCTGCCGCATGTACAGCCGACGCTGCCGTTTTTCGACCCAGGCGTCAGGGTTGCGGCGACCGTAAGCGTTGCCACGCTTCGCTTCACCTTCAGCTGCAACTTCCGGCATTTCGTTGATAGCTTCCGGCTGATCGTTCACGCTGCGATTCTGGAGACTGCTGTGCCAATCATAAGCGCCAACAAACAAGCCCGGCACAATGGCCGGGCCTGTGATCTGTGGCGACGCTGGTCACACTGACCGGAACACCGCCCAAGTTTCGCCGCTGATGCGGTGGAGCCGGTAGCCGTCGCCGATCTCTAGCTCGCGCCATGCAGCATCCCAGTCGATGCAGGAAGCGGGCCAGCTTGCCTTGCCGTCCCATGCGCCGATCGCCTCGGCAAGTTGGGCGGCATAGTCTGAGCCTGCCGCTTCCTCGTTGTAACCTTCAGCCTCGCCACAGTAGGCGTCGCTGAAGTTGTCGCAGTCGATCCCGTCCTGCTCCAGCTCGCGGATCACGTCTGCCAATGCCGCCGGGTCAGAGTCAGCAGCCCAGCCGCAGTGCTCCAGAGCTTCGAGCCAGTCAGCATCGAGCCAGAACCCAAAGCAAGCGCCGTCCCCTTCCTGACTGCCAAAGCTGAAAGCTGACGGCGCCGCATCGTTCAATGCGTTAAAGAGATCCTGTAGCGTCTCGCTGGCTTCGTTGTCGTCCCAGTCAGACTCAGACGAATCCTCGCCGACCAGCTTAGTCAAGCTGTTCAGCGTGCCAGGGTTCAGCAGTTGCGGGCGATCCAGCAAGACCGCGCAGGTTTCAGCAGCGGCCCAGAACTTCGGCAGTAAGTCCTCGGGCCGTAGCGTGGCAGTGCTGACGATCCAAGGGAAGCCGTCGAGCTGGTCGCATGTGTAGTGGTTTGTCATGGTGTGAGCCTAAGGGTGGGGTCTCGTGTGCAATAGTAAGGCCGGAACCGGCCAGTCGTCAAGCGTGCCAGGGTTTGCGGTTGGCATCGGCCACAATCTGCTGCCACGCTGGCAAGGTCTGCCGCCGGTAGTCTTGCTGCAGTAGTGTGAACTGCTGGCCAGTGCGCTCTAGGTGCCGGACCCAATGAAGCAGCGTGGCAGATACCTTGGCAGCCGTGCCAGTGCAGAAGTTTTGAGAGCCCCACTGGCTGACTGACTCGTGCCAGGTCAGCACGGTTAATTGCGCGACCTTGGCAGACTTGCGCTGATAGATCAGCTTGCGCGGTGGAAGTGTACGGTTTGCCATGGATGGTGGCTCAACTACCCTCACACTTTACAGCATCCGCAACCCAGCCAAACCCCGGCCGTTGACAATCCTTAACAGTTCCCGCGCCAGGGCTTGCGCGTGCTGCTACTGTACAAGGGTTCAACCTACCAGCCCCGACCCAAGGGCAGGATCGAACCATGACAACGCAAAGCGCCAGTCTCAGGCTGGCTGATCAGCTCAGCGCCAGCCCGTACGCCTGGCCAGGAGGTTACCCTCTGTATGGCGTGTTCCATGACGGCGGCGCTTGCTGCCATTGTTGCGCCAAGTCCGAACGTAAGGCGATCGGAACCACGACCGGTACTGATGGCTGGGGGCTTGTGGCGATTGAGGTGAATTGGGAGGACCCCGAACTCTATTGTGACCATTGCGGCGACCGCATCGAGTCCGCATACGCTGAGCCGGAGGTCTGACCCATGGCCGAATGGCAAACACAGCGCGACAGGCGCGACGCCAGAGAGGCAGAACGCGAACGGATCCGACTCGAAAAACGGATGCTCCGCGATCTGCGCTGGGCAGTGGAACGCTCCAGCGTCAAGGCGTCAGACTGGTCTGACTTGCTGACATTGCAGCAGCAACACGGCAAGGAAGGCCCGCTCCAGCTTTTCCGCGAGTTGCTGCCTTACTGGTCACAGTGCCAAACCCTTAACGGCGGCACACCGTGCCCACCTGAGCTTTTTCCACAGACTATCTGCGAAAAAATGCGCGCAACGCCAAAGCAAGGCCCGACCACGCGCAAGGCTCCAGGCTCACCACGCAAGACCCGCACCGATAGCGGCAAGGCCCGCAGACGTCCCACCACCACACCTAACCGATGAACCACTTACTCAACGCCTTACCCATAGGCGACACCTACCAGCGCACCAGCTGCACCTACTGTAGCGACGACAACACCTACACCCCACGCCAGCAGCCCGCGATCGCGTGGGCTTGTGCGATGCGCTCCAGGCTGCCACAGCCGCCCGAGCCGCCGGATCTGTTCGCGGCGCTGTTTGGCTGAACCGCTCCAGGCTCCAGGCTCACCGCTTGGGGCCTTTCTACTGTCTGCGGTTGCGTCTCATGCGTCTCGCACTGAGACCGTCCCGATGCGTGCCATCGGGCTCAGCATCACCCGCTAGCCCGTACAAGACCCACAGCCCCAGGGCCACAGCGGCCAGTATCAGCAGCGTCCCAACCACAGCCATGGAGGCTAGTACAAACGAACTACAAAAGTGTCAGAAACTCGCAAGCCATGAATGGCGTTCCAGCGCAGTATGAATGGCGTTCGGCGAGGCTGCATGAATGGCCTCTTAGGCTACTACATTAGCCTCCAGGTTTTGGAAGTACCGTTTCACCCTTTCGAGGTATGCATCTTCTGCATACACCAGTTCATCTTGGGAGAGGATGTGGGTCTGAGGCGGACCACAGCGACGTGCCAGCACAACGATGCCGCCGGCGGGGCGGATGCCGGTGAGGTGCTGGAGTCCCAGGCTGTACGCTCCAAGCTGGTGGATGTATGAATGGCCGGGATCCAGTTCTTTGCGGTTGACCGTAGTCTTCCAGTCGGCAACGATGATGCCTGAATGGCCCTTGAGGCATACCAGGCCGTCACACGTTCCAGCAAAGCCGGCGGGGTGATGAATGGAAAATTCCGAGGCGAAGATTTCCGTGACGTTCTCGGCGATCCAGTCGCTGAGGCCGCGTGCGTAGCCGGAGGCGCTCCAGCCAACACGGGGGACGTTGGGGCGAACTTTTTGCAGTGCCCAGGCTGTGATTTTGGGCGGGATGCGGGCTAGTCCCAGGTCGTCCCAGTGAATGGCGTTGCGCTTGTTTGCAGTGGAGCGTGCCAGCTGCTGGGCAGTCTTGAGGAGATACTCGGCTTGTGAGTGGGCCATGTTGCCTCGGGTGGCAGCCACATTTCTTTGTTGTGAAGCCTCGGCCTCGCCGAGGCGAGCAACCCAACGTACCAGCCCGGTTTGGTCGCTGGTCTCTTTGAGGATGTGTGTAACAGAGGTATAAACGTTGCCTTTGCCGTCGCGGTAGACCCGGTGGGGGCCTGTGTCGTCGCGTTCCAGTCGCCATTTCCTTAGGCCAGCTAAGGTGTCTTGCGTATTGGAAGGCATTTGAATAGTTTGTCCCATAACTACAATACCCTGTCAAGCCACATTTGGCAATAAGAAGCCCCGGTCTTATCCAGCGCGTGGGGGAGCTGGTGCCGGGGATATTCGATAACTCCGGTGTTATCAGACAGCCTTGAAGGGGTTACCGCCGTTCATCAGGCGTGAAATGTCGAAGCCTTCGGATTTGGCTTCGAGCCAGGCAGCATCGATGTGCTCCTGAGCGCCCTTTTTGCGGGGGACGGGGCGGACGGTGTACTCGGTGGTGAGGCCGCTGCCCTTCTTGCTGATGGTGAAGTCCCAGGCAAGCAATTCGGAGTAGTCCTCCATTTGGGAGATTTGGTCGATCTCCTTGAGGATGGACTTCTGGGTGATCTGCAGGACTTGGACTTTGCCGGACTCGTAGTTGTAGACGGGAACGGCAATGAAGAACTTCACATCGACGGTGCCAGGGCCGCCACGGCCTTCGCGGGGCTCGAAGTCGCCGAGTTCCACGGCAACGTCCTCGGGGGTGGGCTCTTGCTCGAAGCGGAAGGGCTTGGAGGCGCCGGCGCTGGTGCCCCAGACCTCGAAGCCCTCAAGGGGTTCGTCGGAGAGCAGGGCGAAGCGGACCGAGCCGCCGTCGGCAAGTTTGGAAAGTTGGAGGTAGCCACCGCCTGAACCAGAGCTGGTAACTGCGGCTGAGGCTTGCTTTGAAAGAAATCCCATGGTGCTTTTTAGCGGGTTGGATGGTCGCCGTTTCC